GAATAAACTTTTGCCACCGCTCCGCTGATTTCTTAGACATGGTATCTCTTGTTCTCTCCTCTGCAAATTTCTGCCATTTGCTCTTGTAATGGCTTTTGCTTTTTAGTCTTTTCCTTTCTTGGCTCTTTTTGTTTTAGTGCGTCTTTTAATTGTTTTCTTGCTGACATATTCCTTTTCTCTAAACCAAAGTGTAAGTATCCATTTCTCGCCAGTATCAGGCGGCAAGCCCATATGTGTTGATAGTGGATGTGCTTTCTTGTTTTCGTCTAGGTTTCCAAACAATAAGATTCTTCCTTGTATTGCTTGTATCATAAAGCCCAAGTAAGGAAATCCTGTAGAACCACCGTCTGAATCATTGAGATACAAAATAATGGTTGCGGCTCGGTTGCCCGTGTGATCCACGTTGTACATATCGTGGACTTTTTCTTCATCTGTAAATGCGTCTGTATGCGGCTTGTACTCTTGACCAACCTCATACCGCTGTATTGTTGCTGGCTCTGCGTGGGACAATGGAACTCTAGCAATACTGGCAAGCCTTTCTAGTATGCCGTGTATAACTAAATCTTCATTGTGTTGCGCGACAGTTCCAGTGCTTGTACGCATTGGGTCTAATTTCTGAGTACCGTCTATGTTGACTCTGTTCTCTTGTAGACCTTTTCTTTTTGCAAATTCTATAATGTACTGACACTCATCTGGTGTTACTACATTATCCTGTACAACTATTGTGGGTATTGAATTATATATAAACATAATAGGATCAGGGGGCCGAAGCCCCCATCACCATACACCTTACGATACGTTTTTGATGATACCGTTGCCGTTACCATTCTTAGCGCGAAGCCCGTACTCGGCAATCATCATCTGTTTGATGTTGTCGCCAGTTTTCGACAGGGTTTCGGTCTTGAATGGACGCAGGTAATCAATCGACCACAGATCGTAGTCAATGATGTACACTTGGTTGGCAAGGCAGAAACGGTTCGGCACGATTTTGAACGTACCAAAGTCCGTCACCAGAACGTCAACCGCGTTAACCGCAGTAGCCGCGCTATCGCCAATGTTCTTCTGAAGGTCTGCAACAACCGAAGCACCAAGACCAGAAATGGTTTGCTTCAGAGCGCCAGAACACATCATCACATCAGGCGTACCGCCCAAATCCCAGACACGGGAAACCGCAAGGTTAATCATGTCAAGGGTAAGGGAAACGGCAGGGCCAGATGCAGAAGCAACCGTACCACCGTCAGGGTAGCCAACAGCAGGTGAACCAGAACCAGCGTTAGCAAGACCAGCAACAGGTGAGGCGCTACCATCAATGATGTTAGACGTACTGGTCGATGCAGTTCCGATCCAAGAGTTAAACGCACCCGTGGCACGAGCCGCCGCAGGGCCACCAATAGCCGCACCAGCAGATTTCACGGTGTTATCGAGAAGCATCTTCTCCATATCACGCTTGATTTCTTTAGCGCGTTTTGCCAGTTGGTAAGCCTGCGAAGAACGGCGACCAGCAAAGTCAACGGCTTCCGCAGTTCCACTCGTCATCACAGTTTTGTAACTGATCTGCGTGTAGTTCTGCAAACGACGCGGCTCGCTGACAGCAATCGGATCGGGGTTGTCACCTTCGACCTGACGGTTAGCGGCGGCGGCTTGCAGTTCATCGGTCTGCCACTCAAACAAAGTGTTGTCAGCAGAGCCTTTGCCAACACCGTTCATAAACGGCGTGTCCATCGGACTAATGTTATAGATAATGTCGGAGAGGTCTTCTCGGATGCCTACGGCTCCGTAAGTCTCCCGCGTGTTAGTAGTTGCGGCCATGTTAGCCTCCTATATTAAAGTTCTACAAAATCCTCAAACAGACTAGCCGCATCTTCTGGCTTGCCAGACTGTTTAAGACGCTTCATGGATGCAATACGTTTTGATCTTGCGGTGTCTTGCTTTTTGTTACTACCTTTGCCTGACCGCACCACTTTGGGTTTGTTCTTAATCTTCTTGGCTTTAACATCTGACTTTTGAAGTGCATCATATTTCTGCGCCTTCATAAGAACGATCAAAGACCTATGATCTATAAGACTTTTAAGTTCTTCTTGTGTAAAGCCCTGCTCGACAGCATAAGATGAAAGTTCAGAAGCAATCTTTCCTCGTTTGTCTGAGTCACCCCATTCAGGTACAGCCTCTACGAGTCGCTTGTATTCTTCCTGAACAGCCAGTTCTCTAATTCTGGAAAATTCTTCTTGTTGTTTCTGTTGGGCCGCAACTTGTTCTGCTTGCGCTTGCTGAACACTTTCTTGCGCTTCCCGAAACTCTTCCTTTTTTGTTACAAAAGCAATTGGGTCTGTTCTACGCAGTTCTTCCCAATTAACATTTTGAAACCTATCTAGAGCAGTTTGTGAGTTTAATACAAATTGTCCAAGTGCATCTATGTATTGCTGACGCTCCGCCTGTGCTTGAGAAATTTCGTTAGCCCACTGCTGTTGCAGTTCGACCATCTTATTTCTTTCGCTTGCAAGTTCTTGCGTTTTGCGAGTATAGTCCGACTGTCGGGAGTACCCTTTAATAAGTTCGTCAAGATTGACTTCCATCTCTTCTCCGTCAACTTTAACGGAATAGACTTCTTCAACCTCTTCTTGCTCATCTTCGTCAAACTCTTCCTCTTCAGATTCTTCCTCAGATTCCTCTTCGGCTTCTTCTTCAAGGACATCCTCTTCCAATGGTTCGTCTTGAGTTTCCTCAGTAGACTCTTCAACATCTTCAGCAGGGGCGCTTTCTTCGGCTTGTGGTTTTTCCTCTTCAGGTTCCAGTAATCCTAAAAAAGCATTTTGTGCTTCGGCAACACTGCCGGGTACAACGGGGCGCGGGTCAATGGTATCCGCCATAAAATTCTCCTTAGATGTGGTATTCCTTAAGTTTCTTAGCCATCTCTCCAGTTTCAACAATACTGGTTAGATGAAGGCGTAGTCGCTCAAGGAGTCGCAAACTGAGCCAAGCCTGTTCTCGGCTCTCGACTTCTTTCACACTTGAGTTATACCAAGTGTTATGTAATTCTTCTGCTAGTGTGTCAAACGCTTCGTTATATAGTGGGTCGTTAAGTAAGTTCTTCGCTCTGTTCTCTCTATCCACCAATCAACACACCCCTGTTCTGTTCTCTTTCTAGCGCAAGTTCTGCGGCTTTTAATTGTGCATCCACCGCTGATTCTTGTGCATCCTGTTGAACTTTCATCATCTTAACTTGCAGTTCACCTTGCTTGATTTCAAGTTCTTTCATCTTAGCCTGCTGTTCCATCATAGCCATCTGCTGTTCTGGGCTAGGCTGTTCTGGTTGCGGCGGAGGCGGAGGAGTCAGGAAGTCATCAACATTCTGATAGCCCATAGCCTTAACCAGTGATGCACCAAGATTGTACATATTCTGTGGTGTGACAATCGGTAGACCGCCCTGCATCGCTTGTGCCGCAAAAGATATCATCTGGGACAGGTGAGCCATCTGCTGATCTTTAGAGCCGTTGCCCAAAGCAACAGATACCGTGCAATCCATCTTGTCATTCCAAGCGTCAGGACGCACAGGAATCCACTGGTTGCGTAGCATAACCACTCGCTCTTTGTCCTGATACTTAATCAGCAATTCGTAGATAGTACGCATCAACTCTTTAACGCCTGTCTCCGCGAATTGACGGGCAATTAACTCAACCCTTGACTGAGCATTTGTCATCACCGCATTAACGGCTGTAGCCGTTGTGTGGCTCGTCAGAGCATCTGCGTTAATACCTTGCGTATTCTTGTTGACTCCGCTTCTGGATTCGCGCACCTGATCGAGATACTCAAGCATTTGGAATGAGTACGGCTCAAGCGGAGGTGTAGCCAAAGGCATAATTGCGTTAGGCGATTTAACACGAACCACGCCGCCCGGCCTCTGTGTGAGAAGGTCATCCAAATTCGCCTGACCTTCAAGAACAGCATAGCGACCAAAGTTCTGGTTGTAGGCGTTGTCCATCAGGTTACGCATCAGCGTGGACTTAATCAACTGCAAGTCCATCACAAGATCAGCAACAGACAGGCCAAAGAACTTATGCGGAATCTTAATCGGGGTAATAGATACAAACGGCTTCTTGTCTACCTCTTCGTTTGCAAAAACGTAGTTGCCTACACTGCACACCTTACGAAGTTCAGCAATGCCATCCTCGTCATAATCCGTTTTAATAAACGACTCATGTAACCAATACTCACGGAGTGCCTCTTCGTCGTTTGCACCCCAACCACGATCATACTCACTGCTGTGGTCAAACTCATAACGGGCAAGACGCTCTGCATTGTAGGACATCGTATCATCTGATGCGCCTAAATCCTCAATGCCAAAGTCTTGGTCGGGGTACATCTCCCTCAGTTCTGATAGAGTCTTTCTTACACGATGGCAGACAAAGCGAGCATCATGTATAGACTTGGCTTCTCTGGAAATAAGAAACTCATCAGGTGGTACGTTCTCAATTTTAATTCTGCCGTCGCCGCTTGTGCGTTTGATAACAACGTCATGCGTAACTTCTCCACCATCAAGAATATTTCCTTGATTTTCTGTATGCTCAATAACTTCTACTTCATCATCAGATATAAGATACTCAAACTCCATATCCGAAAGATTGTGGTATTCTTCTCTCTTGGCTTCCTCATACTCATCCCACCAAACTTTTACAATGCCGTTTTTAAACAACAGCGCATCGTGGAACCACGAATACATAATCTCCCAGCCGGGATTGTCTTTGCTGAAAACGTAGTTAACGTAGTCGGTGGCCTGATCTGCCATAGCCACATCTTCTGGGCCATGCGGAGCAAACTTTACAAACTCATCACCAGAGCCAAAGATACGCATCAGGCTTGGCTTGATCCACTCAATAGTATCTTGGACGGTAGAATCTACATACTGACTACGGCCCTCAACCTCATTGCCAAACGGTAGCGCGTAGTAATACTCTTGCGCCGCTTCCCGCTGATCTGATATTTCGTCGCCATAGCCTAAAGCATCAGTGATTTCACTGTTTACTTTAGTTAGCAGTTCTTGTTCTTTGTCAGACAATTCCGTAGTTCCTATAGGTTATATCACTCGTCCACTCTGGATCAGAGCCAGACATTGCATACCGCTGTGACTGAAATGCGTACCGTGTGGCGCTCATCAAATCATCACGAAGGGCTACCACCTTGCCGTCCTTGCGGTGGTACATTCTAAATTCTTCAAACCAATCCGATAGCGTAGAAAACACTTTAAACTTGCCGTTTTCCATCGCCTGTAGCATAGCCATCAGACCCTCTTCCACTGAGTTGGAGCCTTTCTTCTGGCCCAAACCCGGAGGATTCGTAAAATGCTCCATCAGAAAATTACATCCCAATGAGCGATACTGTTCTGCCAGACCGGGATTCCCCATGCTATCCCTGCGATTGCCGTCATGTGGGTAGGCTATGGGAATGAAATAAGGGCGTTTCCTTATAATCTCGGAGTGAACAGAGGGGCTGGCTTTTGATGCTCTATAGCAATCGTATACATAAAAGGTTTCACTTTCATTATCTATCGCGCACCAAACTACAGCAGTTGGGTGATCCCACCCAAAATCTATAGCCGCTATACGCGGCCAATGATCCTCAATATGTATAGGATC